ACTGGTGGTTCAATCTCCGTAAGTGGTTCGATGCTTTATATAGGCGCTCTATCTTCAAGTACACAGGTACCGGGGTTTTGGGTAGATATGGATCTTTATTATGCAGAAATCAACGGATGCAACTACAACTTCGGCGAATGTAATGGATCTATTGTATATGATGTATCAGGTAACGGAAAACACGGCTCAGTCAAGGGCGACCTAACCAACTTCTGGCAAACTGCTGATGATCAAGTTCCTTACAATCAACAGTTCGGATTTGATCTATGGAAGAAAGATTCGGATAATAGCGCACTGCGTGTAAGACTCACCGATGATGGACAAAGTGTAAAAACCGATGGTGATACTATCACTGGGTATACCTGGGTTGCCAAAATTGAAGGATCAACAAAATACGCTTCTGATCTATCGGAAACTCAAGCGTTAAATCCAGCTGCACCAGAATTGCGGCAACATGAACAACAGTTCTCTACTAAGTTTGAATTTGTTGGTGACGATCCAGTACCGTTTAGTACGGAACTTATAACAGTCGATAGAGAGGGGTTGCATTCATCTTTTGCTGATAAATCAATCCAAAACTTTACTAAAAACTTCGTAAAATACAAAGAACCGCAAACAGGAGATGATTTGGGTAAAGTTTATGATTTTGTTAACTTTACCCCCCCTAGCTTAGATTTTTCTAAACCAAGTAATTCAATGTATCTACCATAGGAGATATTATGACAGCAATAAAAGTAAAAAATGCATTCGGTAGCGACCTGGACATAGAAGCAACAAAAACAGAAGATGATTTTTATAATTTTGTTAACGTTTCTAAACTGTATGAACTTGCAATAAATCAAGGAGAAATAGATGGTGTAAGCGCTATCGATAAATTCGGTTGGGTAGGTAATGTTGGGTCAGGCGATCCACCTATTGATGTTTGGGAAAATAAAACAGAATATATTTATGATTTAGACGGCACTAACCCTATTGCTTATTTGTCATCTAGTTCAACTGCAGACACGATGGATGTTTCTGTCACAGGACTGGATATAAACGGAGTTGAAGTTGTTCAAACTGTAACCTTAACAGGTCAAACACCAGTAACACTACCCACTGCATTGTGGAGAGTTTACAGGATGGAAAACGAAGGAAATGTTGATATAGTTGGTAATGTTTATGCAGGTATAAATCCTGCACCAGTAGGCGGGGTACCACCAACAACAGAACGAAGAGCTATAATAACAAACGGGAACAATCAAACACTCATGGCATTGTACACTATACCAGCCGGTAAAGTCGGTTTTTTGTATCGCGGTGAGATTGGTGCAGGGCTTGAGGGCGGTGGCTCAACAACATCTGAACTAGCAGATCTATGTTATAAATCTCGAAGATTTGGCAAAGTGTTTAAGATAAAGAAAAAACTAACACTGTCCATTAATGGCTCTTCCACATATCAAGATACTAGAAGCTTTCCTGATATAATTCCAGCTAAAACAGATGTTCGGATATGCGTTGAAAGTACATCTACAGGTATGAATATATGGTCTACTTTGGACATTCTTTTAGTAGACGAAAGCAAGTTTTCTCCAGCGTTTCTAGCGGCTATCGGTCAACCATCGTAATAATAAAACAAAGGACAAAACAATGGATTGCTCAAAACTGAATTACATAGAAGAAGTGGAGCATAAATGCAGAATAGTATCGCTGAAATCTGAATGCACTTGTGACGACGACCATTCTGTTGAGGGTCATTTAGAAACTGATACACCTCTTGAGAATTTCTTGGGTGGTGTTGAAGTTCCTGTTGCTGATTATGATAAGATGTTTAACGAAGACCAAAAATACAGCGATGCTTTTCCAGAAGGCAATGTGAGTCGAATATCTCTTGACGGAGAAACTGTTCTTATTCGTTGTTGTGCTGTGGTTAGGAACACCCCTCCCAATTGTGCTTGGAAAGGAGCACCTTGGGAGACTGTTAAGAAATTCAACGCTGATCACGGGCTGCCACTTACTAAGTCAGTTTTTCATGCAAAATGGATAAGCGACAAATACATAAACCAAACCACGGAGCCGTAAAAAGTGCCAAAACCACAAAAGGAGAAGAGAATGAAAACATCAAACCTTATAGCGTTGGGAGCGCTAATATTAACCATGTTCGGGATGGGGGCAGCAGGAACATTTACCGTCGCGAGTCTTATGATCAATCCGGGGATTGAAGAGATCAAAACACTACGTAAAGAGTTTAACGATTCACAACGGGCTATGCCACTTACTAAGTCAGTTTTTCATGCAAAATGGATAAGTGCAGATTATCAGGAGCCAGTCGAGCTATGAAATATCTAACACTACTCTCTCTGCTACTTCTGTCTGGATGTTGTGTACACAAAGAGTACGACCCTGAGACAGGAGAACTCATTAAAGAACATTACGGGTTTAATGAGTTTAGTGGAGGAAAAGAACTAAGTATATTCAAGGTAGGACAATGAGTATCGTAGACATAACTCCGCTGACCGTAAGGAGGTGCGCGGAGGCCTCCAGGGATGCTTATAGAAAGTACTCCCTTAAAAACACGGAGACTGATACCGAGGTATATATAGAGCACTTCTCTAAACAGACTATAGTGGCCGTAAGAGGAACCAGTTCATGGAAGGATGTTAAACAGGACTTGAAGAGGACTCAGTCCAGTACTCCGGAAGGGGGCATCCACTCAGGATTCAAACAGTGTTGCGAGAGCATTTTTCCTCAGATTGTGTCCAAGTTGGCTAAGACGGAGGTTCCTGTAGTATTTACCGGTCACAGTCTCGGAGGAGCCGTGGCTCAGATCCTTGCAACAATGTATGATGGCGATTGTTCCTGCATCACGTTCGGATCTCCTAGGGTAGGAGATAAAGAGTTCTGTCAGAACCTTGTTACAGATACAGGAGGTAAGCTCCTTCTTGTTGAACACGGAATGGATCGAGTGACGTGGGTTCCTTTCTTTGGGTATACGAAACCCAAGAAATATATAAAGAAAGTATGGAACTGTAAAGTATTTGCAGCGTCTGCTCACAGTATATCAAATTACGTAGACCTGACCCGTAACTTGAATCTTAAATAGTTACTTTAATCTTTTTATCTAACATACCGGCACCTGCGAGTTTAGCCCTAACGTAGCTGTCGGTTTCTTTTTGAGCCAGTTTATCGAGCTCCCTGTCAAATCCCTGCATACCCCCTGTATCCGAAAAGAAGGGGTTCCCTTCCGTTTTTCCTACCTTATAAGTTACAACTATCTTACCTGCCTTTCTGTCTCTGCTTATCTCTTTCGAGGTCAGCCTCCTTCTAGTCTTCTCTGTCACGGGATACCGAAAAGGCCCATAACCCCCTAGCCTCGGATCGTTCAGAGGATTCTTATAGTAGATCATAGGGCCCTTAGCTCTACTATTCGGCAGGCTTATGGCGCGTCTTCCGTCGTGGTACCACTTAGCCCAATAGAGCGGGACATTCAACCTGCCTCGCAGGGGTCCATCTTCTATCGGATTCATAGATAGTCTTATATCGTCGCTAGGGATGTTCGTGGCAGTATTGCAGTAGTTTAAAGCCGCCCGAAGAGCGGACGGCGTGAATTGTGGTAGAAACGGTCTACGAGGATTCATTATCCTTTGGCCTTCTTAGATAGGTTGGATAGGAACAGCTCTGCATTCTCAGCTAGTAGTTCCCAATTATCTACCTTCTGAGAGAATACGATAAGTCGCATAGGCCCATCTGTCAGCGCCTCTTCTAGGGTAGGAGCGCATGCATAATACTTTACTTCGGACATATCAGGACTCATCTCTATCTTTGCTATCACGGCTTTCTTGCCGAGTACTTCCAACTCTTCTCCAATCTGGTATTTTTGACTCATGGTACTTCTCCTTATGGTTATCTATTCGAGAACTCCCTCGCTGAAGTCTCTGTCTTCCTCCGTAACTGCTTCCGACCTTGACCGGCTAACTGCATCTAGTCCTGTTATATTAATCTGACTAGTGAGTGTTCTTAATCTAAAGCTGTCTGCTGATAGATCAAGTCCGCCGTTGTGTTCTTGATCCCCCAGAGTCCTTCCTAGCTGGCTCTGGATGATTTGCTGATAGGGACCGATCACTAGAAGCTGATAGCCTATTAAAGCATTTACAAACTCATTACTTGCTCCAAGTTTTCCCGGTATAAGGATGTTCGCCAAAAGAGGCGGAACACGGTGAGCTGATACTATGTTTTGAGAAAGAACCTCATTGTCTTTCGCGAACTGCTCTTCAGTATTCATATCCATCGCAAGCTTGTCTACTTGTACCTTAGCATTCTCATTAGAGACGTTAAGAACTCCGGACTTGAAGTTCCTGCCTGCTCCCACAGACCCTTTCACAATCCCCTCCAGAGTACTCCACTGTTTATCGTCCATAGACGTTCCTGTAACACTTACCATGAAATCCAACACTCCACGATTAGAGTAGAAGTCTGCCTTATATTGCTTGGACATGGCGGTTAGATCAATGTCAACAACTGCTGATAGCCAGTCCGGATATCCGTAAAATTTAACCCTGTTCGAAGGCATCAAGAAAGGAATGATCTCTGAGACCTCTTCCCTTGTAATCTGGCCTGTACCTCCTCCTGGGTAGTTCGCCATTAGCCAATCCTTCTGGCCGTACATAGCAAAATAGCGATCTGTGCCGTTAGGATTCTTGTATAGGTAGAACAGATTAGGGCCTTGAATAACCGGCCTCAAGTCAGCTACGGGTACATGGCGTATTCCTGTTATATTCTCTTCGGAGTCTCGTGCTACTTCAAGATATCCAGTACCTACGTCCATGAAGTCTTCAGTCATGTCCATGAGTTCGTTTTGGAAACCGAAATATGTAAGAGGGTCCAGTAAATCATCTACTTTAGAATTGACCTTCTGGTTTCCTGTAAGTAAGCTTACAACATCTCTCACCGTAGTATTTTTCTGAGCTTGAGCTATCTCGCTCTCTAAATCGGATATCGTAGTATCTGAGCCACTGATCTCATCTTCTCCATAGAATCCTAATCCTACGGTAGAGTATTTCTTGGATTGGATACAGGCTGCGTGGTGGGTACTTATATCCTTCAATGCAATTGTTTTACAGAATGAAAAGGGTTGAGGAATTACTTGGTAGTTGTTCCTGTTGATTCCTGTGCTGTTCCCCTGATTACTTTCAGGAGGCTCTGCCTGATTTATCCCCTGTAGGATGTTCTGGGTCGCTCCGTTAAAAAGATCATAGGAAGGCGCAGAATACACCCCTGCTCTTGTACCTTTGGGATCTTTGCTAGATTCACCTGATGTATTTATGTGTTGTGCCTTCATTAGACGCCTCCTATGATATAGCCATTATACCTGCACCTTGTAGAGATGCAAGTAAAGTGTTAAAGTCTGTTGCTAGTTCAGATACCGTTGCTGCCGTAGAGTCGGCCACAAAAACACCTTCACGATATACTTCCCAAGTAGCTCCATCGCTTATGTAGAGCACTGTACCTATAAGTGCGAGGCACTGATCGTAATTCGCAGGAGAGAAGTCCGTATTCAAAGAGCTTAGATCTGCCGCGAAATACATAGGCATCGGGGCATCTGTAAGCTGTTCGAAATTGAGATCTACTTCTCCGTCCCATGCTTGTTGTCCGTCTGTTATGACGATTCTTTCCGGTCTGGCCATGCTTTCTCCTAGTACTTAGTAATTGTAACTTCTACTTGCGTAGATGTTAGTCCATTTAACTCGCTAATTACTATAGCATTAAAGCTCGGAGGTTCCACCCCGAAATCAGATACAATATCTGCATTGCTATAGGTGTAGTTAGGGTCTGTCAGTCCCGATTCAGTCCTCTTTATATCTACACCGTCTGTTATTATCAGTGTGAAAGTTCCTTCAAACGTGGCAGGAACTCCAACCTCTCCTGGCAACAGTCTCCCTGCTCCGGTCTCTGCGATTCCATTTTTATAGCTCCATCTAAGAGAGGCGTCCTGTCCTGCAATCCAATGCTTAGACATATTGGTGGTGTTCAGGTTAGAAGCGGGTAGAGGTCTATATCCTCCTCCCTGATATGTGAGACTTACAGGAGTTACGTCATCTGAATCTATTCTACCTCTTGAAGTCCGAGGAAGTGTTTTTACATACACCGTAGATCCGTTCACAAGGAAAGTAGGTTTAGATGCTACAAAGAGATTCGACGGCATTATGTACACATCATCTCCTGCGGCATGGTCTCCTATAGATGTTCCTGCTCTCGCTCTTATGAGTCCTTCGAGTCTGTACTGTCCCTCAGAGATTACTGTCATGTTTCTCAAGTAGAATACCTCGCCATTGATTATACATATCTGAGATCCTGTTCTCCACAGTTCTTCGCTGGAACTCAAGTCTGCCACATTTAAGATGTCTGGACCTACGTTAGATATAACGGGACCGGTCTCTATGAGTACGGGATCAGTATCTGGTAAATCGTCTAAGAGCTTACCTCCTGTACAGTACCCTCCGCTACCTACCACGGTCGTATAAGTGGTGTTATCCGGACTCATTGTAAGATCGCTGGTTGTGATAAGTGAATGTGCTCTAGTCTTCGTGACCAGTACACCGTTCTTGTCTATGTTAACCATCCTGCTCGGTTCGAATATACCTACTTGAGGATCTGGGTACGGTCCGAGAAGTCCCGCCTGTATTATATCTTGATCTATTTCTACGAACTGATTATTAATCGAATATACATCTTTTATAAAAGTAGACTTAACCGTGCCTGACCCTAAATCATAGTTCTTTGTCTTTACCCTGTATTTACCGGGGAGACCTTCTATAGGGTATAGGCCATTCATATCTATGTCTATTAGCTCTCGCGGAAGGTTCAGAGGGATTTCTTCTTGATCCGTCTTCTCCTGACTTCTTCTCGATGCTATAATAGATGCTGTACTGTAATCTGTGGCGGTCACTAAATCGACCTTCGCGGTGTTTGGGTCCTCGGAAAACTGATAAGCCCCGTCATCACTCTCCCTTATAGTGGATCTTGTGAACTTCCTGTTCCTATCGTCAAAGGCATATACTGTGCTTTTAGGGGCCAGCGTTGCGTAGTCGTAAGATAGATCCAAGTCGCTGGCTGAGTATTGGCTGGCTGTTATTTCAAATGTGTCCGCCTGCTCCCTTATAGCTGAAAACCTGTATTTACCTGTTGTACTGTCCTTCCACCATCCAATACCTGCATCTTCCATCACCATGCCTATGCCGTCTTTAAAGCTCTTTCCTGCTGACAGGTTGAGTGTACAAGGATAAGGCTCGTCTCCGTCTTCAGCAAATAGTTCTGCGAGTGTTGTAAAATCGGACAACTCGAATAGGGCTTGACTCCATCCCAGCCCGAACGGATAGGGCTCGAATAGCATCTGCCAAAGTGCGGCAGCAGGATTGACTCCTGATTTCGCCTTGCCTGTAACTTGGTAATCCCCGTTCGTACCTGTAAAAGGGGCGAATATCTCTGTGTATACGTCCCACCCTGGACCGTTGACTTCAACCTTCTGAATAGTTGCTTCATATCCTATCGAAGCATTAGATAATACGTATCCTGCTCTGAAGTCAGCTGCTCTTGTATCAGTTGTATAGAAAAAAGGATCTGAACTATCAGCGTGGGTCATAGAGATGTCGGTCTCCTCGTATCCGTTTGTACGGATATATGCCGGCTTACCTCCCACAGTATCGAATTGTGTCTCCACCTCTATTTCGAATTCCTGAGAAGGCCATGTGGCACTCGTACCTAATTCTCTAGGCTCCCATACTAAGTAAAACATGTGAGGCCATGTGGAAGCAACTCCTAAGAAGTTACTTAAACTATTATTGACCGGTTGTGAGTCCTCACCCCAGTAGACTTTAAAGCTTCCTAAAGCGTTAGCTGATACTGTAGACCCTGAAGGAAACGAAGCTCTGGTGATCTCGCCCGTAGCCACTCCGTCGGTGTCTATGACACGGATGCTTCTACCTTTACCTATCGATATTATATGCCATCCCTTTTCTCTATATCGAGTCTCCAATTGGGGTTCCGGTTCTGGAGGGCTTCCGCCCTTACCTCCGCCTCCTCCTCCTCCTTCGGAGATCTGTACCTCGTATGTAGTCCTGCCAAAGACTGCACCAAAGATAGGTCCTACTCTTATCGTTCCTAGTACGTACGGAGCTAGAGTGCCTCGTACGGATGGCTTAGTTTTACTATCGTCAAGAGGTTTCTTATCCTGCTTAGGTGCGTCTGGTCCTTTACTTCCCATTATCTTCTCCGAATATTAGATCATACCATAGATGGCGGTCTATGCCGCGACGAGCTTCTTTAAAAGAATATACCCCACCTCCTGACATTTCCAATCCACCCATCGTTACTCCTGTATGGAAACAGTGCCAGTATCCTCTCAGCCCTACAATAGCTGCATGCCCTGGTCCACCGTTCTTCGGACCCATTATCAGGACATCACCGGGTTGCACGGCACCTTCTACTTTCACTGAAGGGTACCTCTTAAGGAATTTACGGAATCCTCTTTTGACTAGTTGAGGGTTATGAAACGAGGCATCCTGCGGAAGCCTTTCCATTTTATTCGACATGCATAGCATCTCATCCAACACAGCCGAAACAAACCTGACGCAATCTACCGCTACTCCCCTGCATTGCTGGCCTGCACAGTAGGGTGTATCCTCCCAAGATAGTAGGATCTTGTAGAGGCGTTGCTCTAGTTCTCTGTTTTGGTCGTGCGTCAAGCCTTCTATATTAAGAGGCTCCAGCTTAAGAAGTTGAGTATTTCGGATCATAATCCATCATCCCATATCCGGCTCCCATGAATCGGGAGATATTATTATGTATATTTATGCACGTAGATCTTGCTTGATCACACCCATAAGCGAATTCGGCTACCTGCCCCTGCCAGTAGTTAGGCGCAGGCGTTCTTGTCTGGAAGGTCGATCCGTTTAACCAGTATTTTATACCTATTACTATCCCGTCGAACGAGATATATCCTTTATTGAATGCCCTGTCCGGTTCGGTCACTGTATCTTGTACAGTCACCAGATTCCCGTTCACAGTGTCTATCGTATAGTATCTCTTGGTTACGTCCTTCTTACATATTCTAAGGTCTCCGAAATATGGAGCTGCGCACTGTTCTGTACAAGGAATGCCTGCTGGCTGGTCTGCATAGTATTTTCTATCTTTACACTCAAGGGTCATGTAGCTAGAAGGAAACTGGGGAATAGCTCTGTATACAAGACCTGAAAACAAATAGGATATATTTGAACCCTGGTCTGTGCTAGGATCTACCTCACACAGAAGTACTTCTACCTCCACGGAAGCATACGGGAGGTGGTTAGCCAGTCCCGATATTATAAGTCCTACAGGCTCCAGACCGCTAATCGTACAGTCTTTAGAATCGGTACCAGAGGTCGTGTTAACCCCTTTAGCTTCAAGAGCCTGCATAGTTGTATACTCATTTATGCCTATGGTAAGGTTCGTGTAATGTGATGTGTATCGTTCTGTACCAGATCCCGGTACATTTATAATCACACATGTGGCTATTATGGAATCAAAATCACTCATATCCGCTTACAACCTCTCTCATTGTAACCCGAATCTCCGAAAGTGAATCGGTCAGGTATGTTTCTGTTATCTCGTCCGAAGTCAACCTCACCAGCATGGCTGGGAATATATCCTTTATAGATGTCGCTGATGTGGTCTCTGTTAATATATCCAAGAATCCTCCGGCTTCAACCCGGTCTTCTATTTTCAAGATGTATAATACGTCGTTCTCATCTTTCAGCCACAGGTATTCCATACTTAATAAATCTATAGTATTAACGTCGTCGTTTATGCGGATGATCAACTGTGTGCCTCCTCCTCCTGCGATGGATACTACCTCAAATAGATCTTCCTCTCCCTTGGCCCAGAAGGACTTAGCCCTTCCTCTTATATGGTTAAAGAATCCCTGTCCTTCCCACATCTGCTCTCTTCCGATAAATGCCGATGTGACCGTCTTTGCGTAGGAAGGAGACGGTCCAAGGGTGTAGAACTGATTACCGCTTCCTGAAGTTGTAATAGCTCCTCCTATCTCGATGGAGCTCTCTACTGCTTCCTTCCAATTTATATCGAAAGGATATACGGGGTGCCCTGACAGCTCTAAGGGTGTGTATTCCGAGTTCTCTATATTTAATTGTGTACTACCGTACGTTTCTCTGGCCTCCAGAGTGAACGACCCTACCCTGTCTGTCGATAGTGTAGATTTTGATCCGGATATTGCAGGCATACATATCATAGCAGGGAACAGCGAGTCTCCCTGATCGTAGGAGAACAGTAAACCGTCTTGGGCTACTATCCTATCTGAGTATACTTCTGCTATTCGTATAACCTCTTGATATTCTACTCTAAGGTCTGTAGTGAGCCTGACCGCTACTGCGTAGTTTCCTGCGTTAAATCTCTTGTATTGAGTATCTATGTAAATTGTTTTAGCCACGGTGCCTGGGGCATTGACAAAAGATCTGTCGGGCACAAAAGGCATAACGAATTGCGACGTGGCTGCGTTGTGTATACTTGTCCACATTTGTAGAGCGGTTCTCTTGCCTGTGAAGAACATAGGAGCCCTTACCTGCCTTACAGGATTACTTCGTGTAGATACTCTACTTTCTGATCTGTCTTGGGCTATGTGGGTTGCCGTTAGATATCTTTTAGTGACTTCCAGCCCAGAAGCCCACTCAGCGTCAAGAAAATAGGGGATGGCAAGTCTTGTTCCTTTTATGGTGAATGAGTAGATCTCTGGCCTTCCTGTAAGTTTCACAGATATTAATGCTGTAAAGATGGCTGGACCTGATGCACTGACCTCTACAATTAGGGGGATCTCCTGAAGACCCTGTATAACTGTTCCTGGATTAGGTGTGGTGACGTTCACTCCCTGCCCCGCTGTGGCCGCTACTATTTCAAGTGTGTTTTCGTGGAAGAATGCGTTCCATATACCGAATACTAATGCGTTGTCTTGTGAGACTATTCCCTGGTCAAATATCTGACCGTCTACTATAGATCCCTGATACGTGAAGTGTACACTGTCGTAAAATATATCAGAGAAGCTCTGTCCTGATAAGGCAGTACTTACAATAACACTGCTGGATTTGTGCATGAAGTGTTTAGATGCGTGTTCGAAAGAAGAGTCAAATCTGATTGCATCAAACGCCCCTGACTGTATTTGATCTGCGTCATATACCGAGTTTGATGTAAACTGGTTTTCGCTAGATGTCTGCTGCTTCGCAGATTTTCCAGTTGCCGCTCTATAAATTGCCATGCTTGCCTCCTAAGCCTTTAAGCAAGCTACTCCTAGGAACGCCTCTGCTTGAGTTGCGTCTGGTGCCTGTTTCGATATGACGTAGGTATCTGCACCGTACGTTAACTCGTCTTCGTCCACAAAATTGGTGGCGTCCAGTATGTATAGTCCCGGTATATCTCCTATGTAAACGTCCTTATTATCAGAGGTGTCGGTCATACTCATATGGGTAGGGATTAATAGGGTATTACCTCTCAGCTGACTCTTAGACATTGTTATTAACGGTTCACACATGTACCTAGAATTCGAGTAGTTAGCTGCTGTGAAATCTGTGCATGGATTGAATATACCGTCAGGTGATGCCCCGTCTGTCCATGTACCGTTTATATACACGCTATGTGCATAGTCGTCTAGATTTCCTGATACCGAATGTTTAAGAAAATATCCGCTTCTAGTGGGATAGTCACTAAAAGTAGTCCCCGAAGCATAGAACGGGTACCCTAGAGATGTGGCTCCCACTGACATCTGCTTCCATCTATCTGTGCCTTCAGCAAATACTGTGATACTATCTCCGTGTATAAACATGTGGTAAGAAGCCGTAGATGTGCTTACTTTGGTTATCCCTCCTGCTACGTTTGATCCTGCAATGGAACCAGGTTGATTCATAGCGGAGTCACCTGCACTGTATCCTGTAGACCCATTCACATGAATCCTCGGATGACCTCCTCCTGTATCGTACGATCGGAAATTAAAATACAGAGATCCTTTTTGGATGTGGAGGCGGTATCCGTCTCCGTCTATAGAGTAGTCATTAAGAGTCCATCCGTTTGCCTGAGCAAAGGTGCTAAGGATGCTCAGAAGTCCGGAGGGTGTTGGGTATGTTCCTGTCTGGTATGCCATTAGTTATCTCCTTGTAGTGTAAATGCTATTAGCTCATCTCCCCTAAAGCAGTTCTGAACTACTATAGATGCTTTGAGGTCTCCTGAGGTTATTATATCCTCGGGTGTTACTGAGCCTGATAAGTTAGATATCGACTTAACGCCCTCTATCTCTCCATACACCCCGGAGAATGCTCCATTGGAGTACATCGATACTATAACGTTGAAGCTGGGGAGATCTCCATTAGGCTGCGCTTTGAACGATTCTACCCTAGCGGCCTGGTGCGGCCACAGCCTGACACACCCCTCAATAATCCCATAGTCCTGATTGGTGGGCCTCCATGCAGTACTGTCTAGTATAGACATCGTTATAGATCTATCATCATCTGTTGTATTCCAGAAAGCTCTTAGTCCATCCTCAGTGGAGGTGTACGGCAATATGTTGTATGCGCAACTGCCTACCATCATTGGGTAATTCCATTGAGACGGGGATGCATACGAGTTAATCCATCCTGAGTGGAATGAAGTGTATACCGCTCCGGATAATACAATCCCCATAATCCTCTGAGGACTTACGAAGAACCAGTATGTAATCCCTACATCTACAGTAGGCATGAAGTGATGATCCCATATAGAAGAATTTCCTGAGACTGCACCGGGCTGATTAAGAAACTCTACTCCTGGATTGTATCCTGTAAATCCGTTAATTCTCCATCCGTAGTCGGTCCCCGATTCGTATGTTTGAAATCCTGTATATATCTCTTCCAGTCCTGAATACCCTATCCCCTTAAGGATCAGCTCATACTCACTACCGGGCGTGTTGTCGTATCTCTCTGCTGTCCAGTCTGCTGTTTTTGTAGCTACAGAGAATGTGAACTCGTCGCCTATGGTAAAGTCAACGGTCCCGTCCAATACTATAAAAGATATCTCTGCCTCTGAGTAAAGTAAATTACTTGTCGCATCTGCCAGTGCTCCAGATACTGATCCGGTCACTGAAAACGTAGCATCTGGACCTGCAGAAGTGCATGTTACAGTAAAATTCTCAATTACAGAGGATGGAGTGGCTGATACACCCACCATGTTACCGTCTCCAGTATTTCCTGCATCTGGAGTCGATGTACTGGCCTTCGTTGTTATAGTAGCGAAGTCGTGAAGCTTCTCCAGTGCCTCACGATAATCTGTAGCTGTTCCTTTAATCCATGACATGTTAGTTCCATCCTTTAGATCTATTAGGGTCTCCTGTAATATTAGTGCCATTCACCCCTTTTTCAAATGTTTCTCGGCCCCCGGAAGTTAATTGTTGCATTGTAGTGTTGTCTGCAAGCAGTACCGGACGAATTACTGTTCCTGCTCCTCTTGACGCATTAGCAGAAGATGTAGTAGATTCCGACACCATTCCTCCATCGGCAAAAGCTTTTATTCCTGTTCCTGATCCTGTAGCTATCGCTGCTGCAGGCATTCCTAGGACTGCAGAAGGGTCTATTATTCCTTTATTTAATGCTGATAGGAATCCAGCGCCGTATTTCTTAACCGCATCAGGGACTAGTACAAACTCTCCCGGTGTCAGCATTGCCGGAACCGTATCCGATTTAGGTATGCTGTTTGCCTTTTGAAAAGTTCTCAGTCCTGCAGTTGACCCCCCTCCTGCAAATCCCTGTACATTGCCTCCCTTAGCGAAAGGCTTCACCATTCCACCTTTGGCGAATGGGACTACAGCATCGAGTACGGTAAATATTGCTATAGTGGATAATAGAGGCAGAGCTGCAAGGTTTGCTGCGAGGTTTGCTACGTTTACTGCTAAAAGTGCCCCAAGTAATGCGAGGTTTCCTATCATTATTGCAGTATTTGCCAGTGTTGCGCCTGCAGACAGTGCCACGAGTGCTCCAAGTACCGCTATCTCCGCCACTATGGTAGTTAATAGTCCTACTATGGCTACGTTTCCTACTCCTTCTACTACGCCTCCTGCTAAGTCTGTCCCGGCTCCTAATACCCCTGTAGCCGCTTCTGCTCCCGCTCCGGTAGACTTGGCTGCGGTATCTGCTTGTGTAGCAATTGTTTGAACCTGAGTTGCTGCCGTACCTGTCTGAGTTGCTACCGTATTTACGCCCATAGCTGTAGTGAGTCCTTTAACCACTGTGCTTAGGGATGAATCTCCTGCAGGTCCTCCCAGCATTCCTGAGATCTGAGATGCTAGTAGTTGTTTAGCCAGCTCTGAGGCGAAATCTCCAGCGAGTCCGTAAAATAGATCCGCAAATGCATTCTCCCAATCCGGATTCTTTCTAGGATCTATAAGTGCACTAAATTGGCTTCCGAAAGTATCTGCTACTCCGTTCAGGCCTTTCTTAACTGTACTGCTTATTATATCTGCCAGTCCGGGAGCTTCCAGTGCGAACTCTCTAAACCCTGCCTCTACAGCCCCCGTTATAGATTCTTGAGATTCTCCAAGGAGTTCTCTGAGCTTGGCTCTTTGTTGCTCCAACTTGGCCGTAGCCAGTCCTATTTGGCTAGGGAGTTGTTTATTTACCTCAGCTATTTCTTTATTTATCTCCAGAATATCCTCTTCTTCGGTCTTCGTATCCCGAAGCTTAGTCAGTCTTTTTATATCGAATGCCGCTTGAGCCTGGATAGCTTGTACCTGACGTTCCTGTTCTGTTACAAGTTGTTTTTGCAACGCTATCTCTTTAGTTTTACTTTGAGCGTTAATCAGAGAGGTTTGTAGTTTGATTCTCTCTATTTCCTGCTCTCTATTGGCTAAGTCTAAAGAAGTCTTACGCCCCTGCACCGCCGCATTGTCTTCGCGGATGCCTGATTGCTCTCGAACTTTTTCATTGAACTCTTCCTGCTTCTGGATAGATTTGTCTATTTCCAATGCAAGAGCTGCTCCCTGTCTTGCCTGCTTATCTCTTAAGCTATCTATTTCGCGTTCAAGAAAGTTTCGAGCTTTAAATAGTTCCAGAAGGTCTTCCTGTCCTCCCTCTCTGTTTCTACGATCTATGGTCGCGTTTATGACCTTTAGCTGGTTTTTGAGTGCATTTAGATCTGCCTCATTTTGAGCTCCGACTATTTCCGCTTCTCGTTGTCTGGCTGCTATGCGCTGCTGCAGCAGGTTGGTCTCGGCTGTGATGGCACCTTCTATTGTCCTCTGTCTTTCCAGCTCCAGTTCTAGGAAATCGTCTATTATAGATTCCTGTTCTCGCTGAATTCCCAATTGTCTTTTGAAGCTATCCTCTTTAGCCCTCTCTGCCCGTACTCTTAGAAGAGTTCTCTTTAATATGGCTGCTTCTGCTTCTGATGTTTGTCTTTTGAGTTCCGCAATAACCTCCTCATCCGCTGCTATTTTTGCGGACAGATTTCGCCTTTCCACTATAAGGTTGGTTAGGTTTTCCTCTGCGCTCTCTAAATTACCTAGAGCTACCTCTTCCTTTTCGGATACTACAAGAGATTCTTCGCTCTCCAGTCTTTTACGTTTCCAAAACAGATAGTCCCTCTGTGCTTGCCTTACTGACTCTCTGGCTCCCCTGATGTTCTCGTCCGAAGTTTCTGATACAAGGGTTGATATGTCTTCCTCTATTCTCTTATACTCTCTGACTAGCTCGTTTCTTCTTTCTTCGTCTACGTTCCCTGTCTTTCTTTTCTTGTCTATCTGGTCTATGAGGTCGCGTATCTCTACTAGTCTGGCTGTTCTCTCGTTCACTGCCTGAGTGTCGAAATCTAAGAGCTGTTTCTCTCCGGCTATCTGCTGTTCTAGCAGTCTTATCTTTCTTTGATCTACTTCTAAGCCTCTACGAGCCTCTTCCTGTCCCTCTGCTATTATCTTGGAATATTTACGGGCTTCTCCTGACAGCTCTCTTACAGACGCTGCTACGTTCAATTGTGCTTGAGATTTCTCTATCTGCTTAGATACGTTTTCCAGTGTCTTCTGTAGTTCCTTAGATAGTTCAGTGGCTGCTGAAATGTTCACAGGAAGCTGTTCAAAGCTAGATTTTAAGTCTTCCGCAGCCTTAGCCGTCTTCTCTGCTTCTTCCTGCAGGTCCCCCAGATTATCTACCGCCTCATCTGATCCTGTTATGAAGTCTGCAAGGAAAAGCGTTAAAGCTCCCAATACAAGGGTTAGTCCTCCTGTGATAAGAGCCGACTTGGCTGCTATGGCGGTTAGTAGTCCTAATTGTGTTGCAAGTGATGCGTTCGTGGTATCTGCAAGGATTTTTCTACGGGCCTCCAGTAGGACGGATAGCTTCTGTTTGCCTGTGATGAAAGTGGTTATCTTACTTGTGAGTAGTAACGCTCCTCTGATGGCTACATACGTACTCAATAAAGCCTTAGATACTATAGCTAGCGAGATAGCCGAAGTTAGAACCCTTTTAAAGCCTGAGCCCATACCGTTTACCCTTGTGGCTATTGACCCGAACACCTCCGCCACCGCCTCCGCTATACCGGACAAGTCTTCTAGTACTCCTAGGGCTATTTCAAATATTATTCCTATGGAAGCTCCGGCTGCTGATAGTGCTGCCCCTATTGCTTCGGATATCCCCTTCAACGCCTCTAGGTTGCTCTCATTCTTTACTATGTCACTGAATGCTTTGACTATATCCTGTAGTCCGTCCGACATGTTCTCAACTATCTCAAGAGCGTCCTCGCTCAGTACATCTTTTCCGTCACGTTCCTCTACCAATTCCCCTCTTACATCTCTGAGCAGTTGCTTAAGGCTCTCGAAATATTCCACGGCCCCTGATGCCAGAAGTACGCTGGTCGCATCCTTTATGTTAGATGCAAGGACATTGAATGTATCTGCTACCTGGTCGGATGTCTCGCTATATACCCCTAGCCTGTCTGTAAGTAGCTGAAATAAATTCCCTGCTTCTTTCGCTTTTGCAATCTCCTCATTGTTGAAGAGTACTCCTAGTCGAGTGTTTTGTATTTTGATGGTTCCCTGTAGAATAGATCTGATCTCTTCATTTAGTCCTCTTACTGGAACTCCCATTTGCGTAGCGGCTCTAGTAAGGTTCAATGTGGCTTGTCTGATCTGGTCAAGGTTGAGTCCTGCTTCCAATCCAGGCCCTACCGCGAATTGGTACGCCTGTATAAGTCCCTCGAAAGTTGCTTCTGTTCTTGCTGCATCTAGTCTCAGTTGGTTTATTACTTCGTCTGATATTCTCAGTGCTGCGTTGAACGCTGTGACGCCTCCGGCCAGTTCCCCTGTCGCTGTTCTTACCTCTCCTACCGTTGCCACGATTGAGGCCATAGACATCTGAGCGCCTTCTATCTCAGCACTAAATCGCGACATCTCATTAACACTTTCTGTGATGAATGAAAATATTCTACGGGCGATCTGAAATCTTAAAACTGTAAATAATACTTGCTTAAAGGACAATAGTAATTTATTGGTTTGGCTGGTGGCCTTCTTGGTCTCCCCTGTGATATTCCTCACGGCACTTTCGGATAGTCCGGTTACTCTAGCTATCTCTTTCGCGCTGGATATTCCTGCTTCCCTCGCCTGCCTTACCTGCTCTTCTGCAACTTTTACACGTACAGCTGCTCTTGCGTTCTTTTCAGATGCTAGTGCCTGTATATTAGACTGCTTGGTGGCAAGCTCTTTTTGTTTGAGTATGTTTTTCTCTGCCTTCTCTACCTGCTTGACTGCTGCGGCCTGAGATTTCTGAGCCGCTGTCTGCTTTTCTGTTTCCTTGGTGGATGTCTGGCGAATTTTCAGGATGTCCTTTTCCTGCTTCTCTACTGTCTCAAGGTTCTTGGACGTCTCCTTAGATGCTTCGGCCTCTTTTTGCGCCTCCGAATTTTTCCTCGATGCCCTTGATCCAGATGTCCCTTTACTTAGGCCCTTGACTTCCTTTGTAAGCTCTTTTACAGACGCTATAAATCCGGAAATTTTAGTATCAAAATTTCCGGATATTGAGATATCGTAATCTATTCCGCCTTCTGTTGTCATTTCTACCTGCCTTTACTAAATAGATTCTTAAATCCGCTAGCATCTCCCATCGACTGTTTCAACTCTGCAAGAGGTATCCATGTCTCCAGCGCGGAGATAATGTTTTTCCTGTTTTTATCCTTCTTGCCTCCCGGATGCATAGCCACGGTAGTTGCGTTTAGGTCCCATAGTCTGTCACGGGATTTAACGCGCATAACACTACTATACACCCCTGCGAAGTTTTCGCAATCTAGTTTTATAAGCCATTGTGGATCATATCCGTAAGAAGCACATATAGTTATAGCATCCTCTATGATGGTCCATAGCCACTGCCTCTCCTCTTCAGGAGAGAGGTTCTTTAACCCAGATCCTTTATCTTTCCTTCCGCCAGGTCTACCATATTTTTGGGGATCTGGGGAAACAGCTTTCCCAGAACTTTCACAACTCCCGAAGACGCTTTAAACGCTCCTATTAGAAGTTCCATGGACACTGCGACGTTGAATCCCTTTATGTATTCGATGGCTTCTTCCTGATTGAGTATTTTTCCTTGATCATTTTTCCACTGATCTGCGACTGAATAGTATATAATCTCCGCAAAGAGTTCTTGGCTCTCTGGAGATGTGATTAAAGACTGAATACCGGCAATTCCTGATTCAAGCTCTCTCTGGCGTATTGTAGCCAGTTGAGTGTCGATTGCTGCAACTCGTGTGTGTGTGTTGTACAGTGCTTTATCTGCATCGGCGAGTTCTTGAGAGCTTATTACTTCCGCATCTTTTGTCTTGTCTGTGAAGAAGTGCGCCAGAAGTTTGGAAATAGATTTGTTAGCCTCGGCCAGATTGCGAATTTTGAAAATTGTCTTCAACGGGATTCCTTTAAATCTCGTTACGATTCCGTTGACCTCGTACTCCGTGACTTTGCTCTTTTTTAAAAATTCCATAGTTTTCTCCTTTGTTTTCTCCGTAAAAATAAAAAAGCCACTGATACTGTACCAGTGGCTCTTTGATATTCAAGCTTAGAACTGTAACTATGCTGTACGAGCCACTGGATCGTAGATAGTAAGTGTTCCTTCGTAAGCCGCGCTCTTTTCCACCGATCCTGCCAGCGGAGCTTGAGCAACCTCATCTGAAATAAGGCTGTAGTCTCCATCCGCAGAGATTGTGACTTTGTGGAACTCGTATACCTGCTTAGAGCCGTCTTTCGCATCGATTGATATGAAACGTAGAGCGACTGTAGTAGTTGCGCGAGTCTGAGCTTCCATTTTAGTGACTGCTCCAGCATCTGCATCTGCTGTATAGTCTGCTGTAAGTCCTTCGCCGTTGGTGATGGCTGTCTGCACTACCGCTGTATCTTTGATGAAGATCAAACCAGTGTCTTCTTCTACAGTATAGTCTGTACCCTCTGTAAGGGTGACTGGAGTAGCGTTAGTAGTCTCAACTGTGAGATTCGCCTTGTCAATCTCGAATACAGGACCGCCTGTAGTGTCTACGAGAGCGTAGTTAGCATTAGCGATAATGGTACCGTCCTGTGCAATAACTGCTCCTGTAAACCCTCCAACCGCAGGATTTGTGTACTGAGATGCATCTCCAGAGAAGAAGTATTTCAGATTTCCGAAATCTTTCACATTCTCAAGAATGAAAGACATGTCCATTGTCTGCTCGATCACAACTGTCAGGTCTTTAACTCGAAGTCCCTGCTTAGATGAGAAATGCTCGTACAGTTCTGAATCCACTGAAACCGATAGTTCAGGTACGTTACCTACCTGTTTGTACGATTGTGGAGTTTCATCACTGTTAAGTTCTGCAAGGTACAGGCATCCCCGTCCTAGCAGGTACTCGTTTGATGAGGCAACTCCGTTGTTATTGATAGCCATTGCTTACCTCCTGGTGTTAGCTGTTAGGTTCAATAATATATGTGTTCCTGTTTGTTTACCTCCGGTGACTGGATGCTGCACGTTGTAGCCTCCCGCCTCCACTGTAGTGAGGTATCCATCCTCTTGTATATACAACTTAGAAAGCTCTTTTGTAAAGAACTCACTACAATCTACTTCCTCTCTGAACATAATTCTAGCTTCAAAGTTCCAAGACATCAGATTAAACTGGCGATCCCTACTACTTGAAGCAGAACTGTCATCTAGTTTTGCACTTGTCTCGTTGACCCAGATCTTAGGAAGATCATCTCCTGTTACAGGATCTCCCAAAACAGGAATATTCGTATCAGGTTTCTCATAAGTCACCTTATAGAATGTCCCGCTCTCCACGAGCTCTATTATCTTCTTCTGTATCGCTACTTTTATACTCATCGGTCAAATACTCCGAATGCTGTGTATTGATCTTTCAGAAGGTATGGCTCGTCAGCTCCTATTGAAGATGCTCTTATAGTCTGCGACTGGTAATCGTCAGGATCTTCGACCAAGTCAGATAAGCCTGAGTCTATCTGCTCTTTAAGTCGGTCAAGGAATTCCTGAGACACTTCTGCATCTCTTGTAAGAGGCTCTTCGTTAAACAACTGGTTAACCATGTGTCCCCCTGCCATAAATAACTGGGGGAGTCTCGGAATAAGTAGATATGTAAGCCAGAGTGCCTCGATATTTGCTGCATCCGCTCTGAGTATCTCTTCATCTGTTGAAGGATTTTCTACGAGCGGATAACTTATTATCTCAGCTACTCTGTCTGACCCTAGTGTTTTGTAGAATCCGATTCTGACTTCAGAGACACTCATATTCACGAGTGCAACGGTTTGGTCTTCTGTCGCTGTCTCTATTCGTACACGCTCAAGAAGTTCTATGTAGCTTTCGTTAAATAGTGCCTCTACTGCCATTATTCAGATACTCCAGAACTTAGGAATTCAATTTTTTCTTCTTTTGTTGAGAGCTCAGGAATCGCTACTTCTGACTTATCGGCAATCTCTGCTAAGAGTTCGCTGATCTCGTCGTCTGATAGTTCTTCAAGAGTTACCTCCGGAAAAATACAGTGTTCCTGGCGCATTTCATCTGTAAAAGTTTCCTTCTGCTTTTTGGCAGATTTCTTAGAAGCCTTCTTCTTAGCCTTTTTAGGCTTTTTGACCTCCTCTTCTACATACTCCATGTGTCCGTCGCGCATCAAGGTCTCCAACGTGTGGGGGTGTACCCAATCCGCTGGAATCTTCTCACCCGGATGTACTACGATGTCTTCCGGTCCCATGTTACGCATCGTGAATCCGCCCGGCTTCTTGCCGTCGTTCTCTGGATTCTCAACAATGTATACTTGTTTTTCGCTGCTCATTTTTCTTACCTTTTCTGTTTTCTCTTCGTTTTTATAAAAGAGGGCCGAAGCCCTCAGTTATTAGATTACTTTCATCGACACGTACCACTGAGGATGCTTGGCCCAGAAGAACGGACGAGTCTGAACTTCTTGGTAGTATACATCTGCAGTGTCGTCAGCCCATGCACGTGAACTCATTTTACCGATGGCTGTGCCGTCGAGAGTTCCTGTGATTCCGCGTTTACGTCCGTAGTATTTAGTACGGTCGCGAACTGCACGTGGTCCGTTCGAGAAGATTTCGATATAGTCGTCACGGATGATCGAAGTTTCTACTCCCTTATCATCGGTGAGTGTTCCGCTTACTTCCCAGAACTCGAATCCGTGGATCATTCCGATGTATCGCATTCCAAGCTCGTTGTACTGAGCTATCAATTGTGCGTTACCCGTCAGGATTCCTGAATCGGTCTTCATTGCAGTTGCCCATCCCTTTTCAAGGCGGTTACGTACAGTACGTGCTGCGTTTACTCCACATAGGCAGATGTTAGGTGCAGGGCCTTGGTGGGTGTTCTGAATGATGTCACATGCGGCGGACAGATCCGCGTCCATCGATGCTGCTTCCTGACTCCACAGTGTTCCAACTGTGAAAGTATTAGCTGCAGGCTTCTTAGTGTCTACAGTCCACGATACGTTAGTATCTGTATCTTCGTAGGCAATAGTTCCTGTCAACCACTGAGACCATAGCCACTCTTCACGAAGGGCGACCATCTCAAGCATTTCATCCATGTCCTCTGCCAACTGCTCTAGAGCGTTTTGGCGCATTGCATCAGACTCGTTTGCAAAGTCAAGGCTTCCTGCACGACGCTGAAGAAGAGTATCAGAATCCGTAAGGGGTGCTTTGATTTTTATGCATGGAGTCTCAATAACGTATGCATTGAAGTTTTTACGAGTAATTGGTGATGCTACGCCGTCTTTATTGACGAACGGAGCCATTTTCCAGTCACCTACCAGTGTTTCTACCTGTACACCTTCTTTTGTAAGGTTCTTCTCACGAACCCCGGCCCCTAGGACCTGAGAAAGTGGTTTACGAGGTACGAGACGTTCGTTGATTACTTCTGACATCTCGCGGATGTCGTCAACTAGTTCGATTGGATCGATAGCCATTTTTTACCTCCTTAGTCTTGGTTAATGTTAGAAATTCCGCGAACAAGAATTCCGATCTTAGCCGCGTTGTCTTTACAGCTCGCAAGAAGAGCTGCCTGATCTGCCGTTGCAACAAGTGCCTTGATCTCAGAGAACTTACGAACTTCACCCTTAAGAAGGACTACGCCTGTAGCTTTATCTGTATCGTCGAGCACAACATCGTTAGGCCATACAATAGCTGTCATCTCGCTAGATGCTGCCGCTGTAAACTTCTCGTAGTCTGTGCCGTCATACACTAGAGGTGTTCCTGCCGGAAGCACTGTACCTGCTGTACCTGTTGCGAATGATGCAGTAGTCTTTCCTTCACCGTGGACGACGATCTGCAACTGATTTGTTTTGATGTCCGCAGAAGTTGCGCATACCAAAGTGTCTGGATATAGAGCCATTTTCTACCCCTCCTTGTTGTCTCGTTTATTGATAGCCTTCATCGCTTCACGAGTGTCTTTTTTGTTGATGGCCTTTTCATCGTTGCCTTCTGGCTTGATAGGATCCTGTACAAGACTTGAGTTTGTACTAGGGTTTGCCTTCGATGCAGTGCGTCCCATTACTTCGTTGACTGCCTTCTGGTACTTGCGTACCGAGTCGATGTCGTTGAAGTTGGTAGCCTGTTTTAGCTGTGCCATTTCAATTTTCTTGACGTGATCGTCAAGATCTTCCTGATTCGTAGGATCTCCCTCGAATGCTACTTCGACTTCGTTAACGGGCTGTGCCGTCTTCGCCGGAGCCGCCGGTGTCTGAACAGTGGCATCTTCTTTCGTCTTGTTCATGGCTGCGAAGCCCTGAGCGAAGATTTCCGCGATGTCCTGTTTATCTTCTGCTGAGAGTGCCATAAATGGTTCCTCCTTATTGTCAGCATTATGGTTTATGGGCTCCTGCCCGTTTACTTGTACGTTTTTTGGTTGAGGAGGTAGTTTAGGTAGTCCGAAGGTCTTTGCCACTGCTTTGAACTTATCGATGTTTACCGATGCTACTGCCCTCTGTGAATACGGTTCGAAGATTTCTGTAGCCAAACCTGCTTCCACAAGTTCCTCTGCATTCATCCACTTACCATTTCCGTTGTCTGCCTCTCTGAACGGCTTAGTGTAGTTCAGGTCTACTCCGTGCTTCTCCTTGATTGCGTTGATTCTGCGATCAAGCATCTCAGCCTCATCTAGTGCTGTGCGCAATTCTGTGGAGTTCATGTAGTGGTAAGGCATTGGAACCATCGCACTGTGGTCCAGTCCTACTGCATTTGCACTTACTTTTCGAACATCTCCTGCCAACATGATAGTTGTTGCCATTGATGCGGCGTACCCGATCACTTCTGTAGTTACCGGAACTTCCTGTTTTCTTAGTGCTTCGTAGATTGCGATGCCGTCCTCTATGACGCCTCCGGGACTTTCGATGATGTTTACCTTGATTTCGTCCACATTAAGTGCGTTAATCTCTGCGATCTTGTCTCGAACGACCTTTCCTGTCGTGTCCTGCGGCTCGTCGTTCCACCATTTCTCAAATTCCCACCCTATAGGCCCTTCAATATCAATAACGGCTACGTTTCGGTCGTATTCCGTAGAGTTCTTGGCCTTAATAATGTTCTGGGTGATTTCGAAACGGGAAGTTACGCCTTCAGGAGTCAACTTAGCCATGTTTAGGGCCGGTCCGATTCCTTTATCTTTGAATTTAGGCATTTTCGCTTCTCCAATAGTAGTTTCTTCAATTTAGATGCTATATTATGGGATACAAGCACTTAAAGTACACCTCGGTAATAAAAATTGCAAAAAAGTGGAGAAAACTATGGCTAGACCTGTATTAGACAGCGTAGATATGAGGCTTTCGGGCTGGAAGGGCAAGATTAACGACAACTTTGAGAAGCTCTACGATGCTCCTTTCCCTTTTCCTGTGCTCACTCAGGCCGTACCTGGTATATTTGATCAAGATGCACGGCTTTTTGACCAGTGTATAGGCGTCTTTGGAGAGATATTGTATGTCTCGGACGGAGTTAATTGGATAGAAACGGATCATGAAAATCTTGATTTCATAGCCGATTTAAACCCCGGAACGGCTACTTTAAACGATGTTTTAGTTGCCTACAACGGTTTATTGGTGGATCTACGGGCAAAAGGGTGGATTGCCTCTTCTTAATACCGAAGGAGGGTCCAGGCGCGACCCTGGACCCTTTTCGGAGAAAACAGAAGCACCTAGCGATGCTTTTGTATGTGTAGTATACCTTTTACCCTCCCTAACTTCAAGCTTCGTATGCCGCGATTCGGGTACTTTCTTCTGCTACCGGGAAAAATCCAAGCAAAGTCCCGTCTGCCCGGTCAGGTGATTTACCTAATTCTCCGACATCCCCTCCCTTCTGGCGCTTTTTATAATCGTCCTTACTTTCTATCTTAATTCGGCCTCTTTTATCGACAGAATAGCGTCTTTTTGACAGCTGATCGAAGGTTTTCTTGTCGTATTTGAGGTAAATCTCCTTTTTTCTCACTGCTTTACAGAACAAACACCATGCTTCTGTGATCTTATTTGCGTACTTTGTACCGTCATTTGCGCTATTCTGGGAGTAAAACTCGTGTACTCTTTTGCCCATTCTCTTCTTTTGACCGACTCTTCCGACCGCTGCTTCACCCATTCCTGACGTATCTATGATGTATAACGTGTCTTTGTTGTCCCAATCAAGCTCATTCTGGATCAAAACCGCCCTGTCTATGGCGTCATTCGGGTCTATTCTGGAGTGGGCTTCTACATGTCTTAGCTGTATGTTCCCTTCGAACGGTACAATCGTGTTTTCATCTCCACCGAATCGTGCCAAGTCTATTCCCAAGTGCCTTCTGAGCTTTCCTTGGGCTCTTGCCCTTGCATTTATCTTCGTAGCTGTGATCAGCACGTCTGATTTCGTACAAGCTATCAAATCTTCCAAACTTACCATAGAGGATGGGTCCAGAGATGGGAATTCTCCGAGTACGCGAACTCTGTATACGTCCGAGTCTCTTCCGTGCTCGTCAGCTACCTCTTTATTACGCCGCTGGCTGAAAAACGGTGTCTCAGGGGTTTCTTCCCCATTCCAGTGTAGCGTGTGCCAGTTTTTACTCGCTATTCCGAAGAAGCACTCGTAGAAAGCGCAATCTCTTGTGTTGGGGTTTCCTATTTGAAGCCATAGGTACGTGCCTTCTGCATTTGACAGTGTTCCCTGTATGGTCTCTATGATCGTTCTATCCAGCCCTGACGCCTCTTCGCAGTGAATTCCGAGTCTTTCTCTGTGTATACCCTGAAAGTTCTCAGGCTTGCTGGCTGTGGCTAGGTAGGCTCCCCAGTCTGACGCCTTGTGCCCGAACATCTTTATACCGGTATTTGTAAACTCGTAAGCGGCCTTGATCCTCGGGTCTGCTTCCTGTATCATCTGACGTGCCTGAGCCAGCCATACATCCTTACACTGCCTCATTGTAGGAGCTGTGACAACAAGAAGTCCATAAGGGTTGGAGAGAAGCCAGTGAAGCCATATTATGCAGCTCACGAAGGTGTTATGTACTACAAGGTTGTTACATACGTAATTGTGGTTATCCTCAACGGATATATCGTACGTCTGTATTCTTCCCTTGTCTTCTACTGCCTCTACTAATGTCCATCTCATGTCTGAGTTTGCCAGATGTGAGTACTTGCCCGTGTATTTGAACTCTTCACAGAACTCGTTGAATTTTTTACGAGTCAGGTAACTGTCCTTCCTAGCTCGGAATCCTTTTTTGCGGTATGATGTTATTTTTACTCCCTGCTCCTCGGCAATCTCCTTCCACTGTTCTATTTTTATCGGAACAATGTCGTCGTTAGAGTTGCTTGTTCTGCTCAAGAGGCTTTGAGGCAGTGGTTCTCTCTCCTTAAGGTCTCCTATCTCCTCCATCCAATTATGCAGATTCTCGCTTCCGCAAATCTCAAGTCTCCATGCGTCGAAGTATTTCCCGTTACATTTAGATCTTTTGTACTTTATGTTGGTAGGTATGTTCAGTGCCTCTAACAAAAACTGTACGTCCTCTATGAGTCTACGTGACGATAGGCATATTCCGAAACCGTCTTTTGTCCTATATCCGTCGCAGTCGAATAGTCCTTGTAGGAATTTACGAACACCTCTCTTGCCGTTCGTATATATCGATGCTGGTACGTTTTTGTCTACTGACTTTTTTTCCATGAGATCGTGCTCTCTGAAGAATGGAAGCATTTTAGATATGCCGTAGGTGTACTTTCTGTGCTTTTTAACTTCTCCGCCCTTGGATCTTATTATTCGTGTAACCTCTTCAAGTACCGTGTTGTCTGGCTGGGAGAACTGTGCTCCTGTCTCCGTAGAAGTACATCCGTCGCCAATCATAGCCCCTAAAAGATACGCATCGTCCTCTGAAATACTTTCATCGTCTTTCAGGTCGAAGTTTCCTCGTGGATTTACCATGAGGTCGCCGGGCATTACTTCTCCTGCGTTTACCCATCCTCTTTGCGTATAGACAGGATGGTCGGAACTCATACCAAGTGTGTTCCCTGATCTTGTTGAGATCTCGTGGCAGTTCTTTACAAGGTTTTTATTGCACGTAGATGTCTTCCATTCCATCTTTCCAGACGATTCATTTAATGAAAGAAGACGTAGCTTTTTACCCTCAGAATCGCCGACTCTGATTCTTCCTAAGTTCCTGTCTATAAGGATGTTATCTGCCTTGCTACACTTTCCGGGTCCCTGCCCGGATCTACACGCAATATTAGTCTCTCCGTCCTGATAAGCATCTAAAAGCTGTTGCTGCTGGTGGTGAGGTTTGACTCTCAGTGCCTGTACAAACTTGTTAACATCTCCTATGACTTCGTTGTAGAAGTGTTGTAGAGGGCTGTCCGCGCCGTCCATTGCCGTGTCCCGAAACATGGACATAGTGTTTTTGTAGTATTTCTCAGAAGCCTTGGACCTCTTACTGTCCTTGTATTCCTCGTAGTTATAGCATTCGTCTATTTCTTCCTGAGAGAGTTCGTCGAAGTTTAAGTCCTCGTCCCCTTCTTCGTCTATCTTGAGGTTCGGAAAGATTATCTTAAGTTTTACCTCAGCTGTACCGGTCCCAGTGAACGATAGCTCCACCTCTTCCGCGTATCCTCGCGTCTCTACAAGGCGGTCTATTACCTGGTCTTTAGTTCCTATCTCTTCGAATAACATATTAGTCCTTTACCTCTTCGCAAACTGCTCCTATGACTCCTTCGGGCCATTCACAGGGTCTATCGCAGACTTCGGGGATATAGTTATGTGGCCTTTTAAGAGTGCAATGACATTTGCACTCTTCCGCTTTACTGCATACCATCTGTTTCCTTTCCTCCATCTGCTTTCTCCTCTGCGTTTACTTTTTGTCCTTCTTGGTTCCGTTTACGAAATAGGGACGATCTTCCCTAGGTGCCGCCATGTAAATCGTCTCGTACTTCCGTTTAGGTGATTTTTCCGGAGGTTCCAGGTTCTTCTGGATAAGAGCGAATCCTATGCCGGCGAGTCCTACAATAATAGTTGTTGCCAGAGTCCATAGCCATTTCAGTTGCGTGGAGTTCAGTACCAGCGTTGTCTGAATGCTGTTCCTGTCCGCTGTGTCTTTGAAGAAGAATTCATGCATCTCCTTGACCATGTCGTTATTCTCTTTTGTGACTCTGCTGTTTTCTTTCAGTTCGTCTTCGATCTTGCGGAATCGCTTATCCCCGTCATTGAGGCGCTTTTCCATCTCCGTCAGTTTTTGATTCGCCCGGCATATTCTGCACTTCTCCAGAATTGCTTCCCGGTCAACTGGAAATTTCTCCAGCTTTAATTCGTTCTCCATGTCAGTCTCTCTCGTTAAATTCTACTGCTTTCGTTGCGAATGACCGGAGCTCTTCCATCTCCGAAGTCTCTTCCGTCCTTGTCAACCCTCTCAGCTTGGCCTGATCGTTCATCGCCTTTAAGCTTGTCCGGATGTCGAACGGTTTTGCGTGATCTGCTATCTCTCCCAAACGATGGATCATTGTGGATCGCGCCTGCTCCATATCTTCCCTGTACAGTATCGATCCTACTTCTTGAGCCATCTTATATAAGTCCGTAGCTTCTTGCCTCTCTACTCCGAACCTTTCCATTATTTCTTTCTCTATTTTCATAGTACCAAAACTACCGATGATCTCATCATATATGTATAATATCAACTCATCTTCGAACATTGTCAGCTCATCTACTGTAGGCCATGTGATCCTTGCTGTTCTAGGTGAAAGCAGTCCTGCCAATCCCAGAACCCCTGAATCTGGTTCTAGTGTCGTACCCTCGTGAACGCTCAATCTGTCTGCGAGCATCTCCATCGAATAACAATAATAGGCCAATGCCTCGTCCTCGTTCGGATCGTAGTTATGTGGAACGTGCTGCGTGGCTCTCATGTGCCATATCTCTTCTATTGACTCCGCCCCGTCTGCAATATAAAACGAATCCGGTATCTGTGGGGGTAGGTAGGTGATTCCCTTAACGGTCTTTATTCTGTTTCCGTTGTGGTATGTAAAAGTGTTTTCTGAATTGCTCCATGTATATAGCATGGATCTTATTCCCCTTGTCCCTACAGCGTACCCTACAAAAGGATCGAACTTCTGTGGAGTTGTCCATGCGGAGTGAAGACAAGAGGTCAGTCTTGAAAACCCTGGAACCTCTCCTCGTATCCTTGCCATGAATCTTATAAGGCGATATGCCAATCGTACTCTGAACCCTTTGGTCTCCTCGTAGTTCATTCCCGATAACTGCAGCTTTTCCCCTAGTGATTTGTTTGCTCTAAGCTTTGCTTTATCCTGATATGTAGCCCGTGACAGTGGTAGAATACCTGAGCTCTTCATCTTGGTAACTGAAGAGGGTCTGAGTTCCGACCTGCCGTATGCCGACTGAACTGTGGGCACGACACTACCGCTATCTACCGCTGATGCAATAGAAACCATCTCAGATTGTTCCTCAGAGTTTACTGTCTCGACTATCTGATCTTCTGTAAGACCTATCGAATTACTCTGTTGGACAATACTAAAGCTATTAGTATCCTGAAGCTGTGCTTCCATGATATGTCCTTTTTTTCTCCGTTAGGCAGATACAATATAACTATAAGGATGTAAAGTCAAGAAAAAAAGAAAGCTCCTACGGTTGCACAACCATAGGAGCCTCTAACTACACAAACAAAAAGAGTATGTTTATTGTAGTTATATATTGATAAAAGTCAATAGAAAAAACTCACAAGTTAAAGTACCATGCTCGTAGAAAAAACTCACTCTCTAGAAAATCTACCCCCGAGAAAAAACTCACATGCTCGTAGAAAAAACTCACATACTCGTAGAAAATCTACCCCTGAGAAAAAACTCACATGCT